ATACTCCGATTAATTTTCCTGCGGCCTTTGCTTGCTGTACGAAGCCGTCACATTCTGCAGATACATATCCGGCACCGCCGGTTCCTTTGATTATTACAAAATCTGCGGGCACACTTGCTAGCTGTATACCCTCTTGCCATCCTGAAATATCAATTCCGTGCAACATATTAACCCTCCAAGTCCTTGAAGTCCTTAACTTCCTCGGTATTTTCTAATTTTAAAATCTGCTTAAATATCTGATGCAAGCCAGTGCTTGCAAGTCCACTGATCATGCCGCTTGCAATTGCCACTAGAGTTATCGCCTGTGCGTTGATACAGCCTAGCACTGCTCCTAGCACTGTGACTGTGAGCGGAATGTACTTGTTGTCGGTTGGTAGGAATTTCTTCATCAAGTAGCCTACTACTAAGCACACTGCGATAACTAGTGGGATGTAAAGATTTGTTAAAAATTCAAGATTCATGATATACCTCCTATCTTGAAATAAATAAAAAAGGTGGAGTTATTTCCACCTTTACCTAACTAAAATATTTTGAATACCTAGCGTGAGAACTGAGCCAATGACAACGGATATGATCGCTTGTATGACTGCGTTCCATCTCATCTTAGGAACTTGCTCAAGTGCATTGATTCGTTCGCCTTGCTCGTTGAGTTCTTCCTGATGTGCGTCCATCTTTTGCACCATTAACTGTAAGCTAACATTCATCTTTTGAAGTTCGGATGTCATATTCTCAAGTGAGTCCATCCTCTTTTCAAGGGAGATAATTCCGTGAGTATGCTCTTCTAGTTTTTTTATGTCGCTTTCTCTGCGTCTATAACAATCTTCGCTTGTAAACTGTTCCATATGCCCTCCTATTTTACCCTTCTGCTCTGCATAGATATTTGATATAGAGGTAAGTAGCTGGATTATTTCCCTCGGCTGTGACATTAGCCCCTCCGATGTGCCTAGCGTTCAAAGTCACCTCTGCACCAGCTGTCAGCGATACCACCTTCGAGGCAAGTCCAATGCCTCCGCCAGCCCTTGTTGTGATAACTGTTGATGCAATTTCATTACCATTTGACTTGACATACACGCCATTAAATGGAGATGCCGCAACATCGTTCTCAAAGTAGACACCAGCACTGATTTCATACAGTCCTCCCTCGCTGACTTTGATTGCACCATTGATGAGCGAAAACACATCGCCACTTGAAAACAGTGCGTTATTGAGCTGAAATGGTGTGATAACACCATTCTTCATAAGAGTTATGTTTTGCGTCGAGTTTGCTTGCATAAACGACCCAGCAACACTCTTAGCTTTAAAGCCACCATCTGTGTATAGCTGATTTCCAGTTGCCTTGAGACTTACATTGCCAATTTTGAGCTCAGGTACATAGATTACATGCGATGAGCTTAGTCCGTCTCTGTCAAATACAAACGACTTGCTACCATCATGCATTCCAGCATTGACACCACCTTTAGGACCTATCACAAAAGATGGGCCTAGATTGATAGTAGCCACACCGCTAGTCATTGCTAGTCCTCTAGGTGATAGACTTGCTCTAATTGTCCCCTCTGCAGAGGTGTTGATATATCCGATTTCAAGCGACTTTTTGAGATTAAGCTCCGATTCCTCGCTACGGATTACCACCGCATTTCCAAACGATGCATTCACACTCTGCCCATTTCTGATATTTACAGCCTCATTTGTGATAAGCACATTTGAGCCTGTCGCATTTTCAGGTGTTTCTGAGCCATCTTGTAGGTCTGCAACCATGATGCCCTGGGGGGATGCTGTGATGTAGTTTGTAGCTGTCTTCTGTGCCTCTTCAACTGACACCCCTAGCATTGTGCTGATTGAGCTTATATCTTGTCTTAGTGTTTCGTCAACAATTGGATGCCAGCTGTATTCCGTGTAGTCGCTTGAAGGTGTCTCAACTTCCTTGCCTAGTGCGATTCCTGTCCATGTATGAATATTTGAGTATGTGTGTGCAAAGTTTGTGCCTTTGTCATCACTTGCATATGCTATCCATGTATAGGCTGACTTTCCATCACTACCTTTGATTTTGCTCCATGTAAAGAGCTCAGGCTTGCTTAGGTCTACTGTCTCGCTTGCTTGTCCGTTGCTGATGCCTAGATATGCTTTGCCATCTGCAGAGGATGATATTCCATTTCCGTGATTATCATCTGCATAAGCAATCCATGTGTATAGTGGCTTAGGTCGTGGAAGAGCCTTGAGCTCGTTCGCAAGGTCAACAATTGACTGATAGATTCCACTATCTTGGATGAGATACTCGCCTAAAGTGGCCTTTTGCATTCCATCGTCGATAGATTCCTCCAGCTTGAGCAGTCTAGCCGATAGGTAGAGTTTTCCAGCCTCGTCAATGATGTTGATTCTGTCACCGATTGAGATGTTTTCAGGAAGTCTATTGATATCAATCTCGTAGTTCTCCTCAATATCTCTAATCTTCTTTAGCTTGCCGATTGCGTGGTTACAAAGTGTCTTCTGTACCACTGTGTCATAGCTATATGTCTTTGTGATGTGCTTGAATGTCTGTGTCTTCTTCAGTCCGTCTTCCGATGTGATCTCGCTTATTCTTCCCCACTTAGCAAGTGCAGTCCTTGAGCATAGCCTTCCGTCTGCGTCTACATAAAAATCGCCATCATCATATACATAGCCTTTCAAAGTGATAGGCTCGTTCTGACCTTCTGGAGTTCCACCTTTGACGATTAGAGCTGTCGCAAGATTCGATATAGATTTTTTCACAACTATACGATCTATGTCACGATTCAGTCTGAGCTCCTCTTTTACGTCCTTGCCTCTGCGTTTGTGGATATTGATGTATTTGTGTGCCACTGTAAGTCCTTTGATGTCAAAGCTATACGATACCTCTGCGTCAAATTGTTTCGATAAGCTAGCAAGCCTTTCAGTGACAGTCGCCTCTCCATCCCAGCTGAGTTTCCTAGAGCGGTCTGAGATTTCATTAATACCTATCTCAAAGCCACTATCTTTAGTCCACTTTTCAATGTACCAGCTGATAGGTTTTGCCTCTGCAGAGGTAAACGGCTCCGCTATCTCGTTTAATAGATCAAGTCCAGCATCTTCCGCATACACTTCGATATCCTGGTTCTTGGAATCTTCCACAGTGTCGATGATGGTGTATACCTCGTCTTTGCCATCCCTTGAGCATAAAAGCTGATTGCCAGTCGTTGTCATTTGCTCTAGCAGAGCCTTATTTTCGCTTGTATAAACGATTTTAAAGCCTAGAGTGGCGATACCTGTGTCCACTGCTTGAACCTTGCTGTCATCGGTGATTTTAAAGCCTTTGGATAGTTTGGTGGAGGCCATACCTAGTATGTTTAGTTTTTTGTCTGCAAAATAGATTATCATTTATATGTACCTCTCTCTGTACTTTAGTTTTAGCTGTGCGTTCTTTGTCCAGTCTGACATGGCTACATTGATACGATTTGCTCCTTGCGTTAGCTTAAAACCTTCCCAGTCATTGCCGATTGCTCCGTACTCAGGTGTTTCGAGATTGTTGACTATGATGCGACCCTCGTCTCCATTCACTTTGATGTTGTCGCCTTGCGAAAACTTGTTTGGAATGTCAATAAATGTCGTCGTATGATCCTTAGTAAAGGTTAAATCATATAGCATATTAAGTCCTAAAGTCGGCTTATTACCATACGCAGCGAAAACGATGCTAATTTCGTTTACTTCTCTGTTGTCTCGATCTCTTATGGTTATTGATTTCTTTGTCCCATAGATATTAAAAGTCACCACTTCGCCCACTTTAGTTACTGTGCATGTGTTTGATGCATGCTCAGAGGCTCCAGTCTTTAGGTTATCAAAATCGATTGTGACATCAGGGCCATACGTGGAAATACCTACATCTCCCTCGAACATCCTTGTCAGCGCGACTCTAGGTGCCTCGTATGTTTCTATCGAAAATGCGGTGACAAGATATCGCTCTGTGCCAGTATTGTGACAAAAGAGCACATTGAAAGCACCTTGCTGATTTATGATATCCTTTGACAAACAGAACTTATGTGAGAATGTGCATCTAAAATTCATAGCTCCAATGTGTCCGCTCTTATCAGCTTTAACCATCTTAGTTATTGATGGACCGTGGAATTTTGCTCCATTTCCGTAAGTCCTAGCTTGTACCTTATCTGCGACTGTATCTAATGTTCCATCGATTGCCACCATTCCATGTAGCGATGGTATATTCTTCTCGTTAATCTTCCACTCACTTGCCTTGAATGGATTGGTATATCTTGATATGTCGATTAGTCGCTCAGATGGTGGCAATGCTATTCCGTCAATCTCTGACGGATTGCCTAGCTGAATAATCTTACCGTCTTGGTTGACAAATGCCATATATCCACATGACGATTCTGGTAAAGACACTTCAAAATGTGGGTGTGCTGGATAAGTGCCATCATAGTTGAATTCAAAAACCTTGTCTTTATTCGCAGTAACCACCTTTTCCGTAAGTGCGTATTTGAATGGGTCAAAGCATTTTATGGAGAATTTTCCCACGACTGCGTTACGACCAGGATCTATGTCTTCATAGCTTGATGGAGTGCCGATGTAGTACCTGTCCTTTTCATCGTCGAAAATAAGCTGTGCATCCTCAACATTTAAAACTGCATTGAGTTTCTCAAAGGCCCTTCGATATTCCTCGTTAGTCTCTGCGATGAGCTGGAAGGTCACTGTGATGACTCTAGCTGGATACTTTCGTCTTCGCATACTAGTGCCATCAGCTCCACCTGTAGAATATTCGTCTATGTCTGCTAGAAGTATCTCTCTGCCCTTTACATTGAGCGTCTTATAGCCTTTGACAAGCTCTTCGATGTATTTGCCGTTTATTCGTAAGGCCTCAGAGGGTAGCATTGTGCTACCCTTTTCGGTCACGTCAGTAAATCTATACACGTCCGTGTCTCCTTCCTTCCCTCTTCTCTCGCTTGTTTAATTCCTCACGCATAGGGTCTGCTGTTGCCTTTGCGATTTCTTTGCCATCTAGTTCGACTGGAACGATCACTGTGTACCTTGCTACTGCATCATAGTCGTACTCACTTGATAGACTGGCTGTCGGTATACCAGCAAAGCTCATCTGCCTACCGATTCCAAAGCTATCAGCAATGCTTGAACCCATTCCGTCAACTGTCCTCTTGACCTTTGAGAACGAAGAAGTCAATCCCTTATCAAGTCCGCTCATGATTGCGTTACCAGCTGGAATGAGAAGTCTCTTATCGTATTCGATAGGGCCTTTATGTTTCTTGATCCAACCGGCAATTCCTCCGACAAAGTTCTTTACTTTTTCAAAGCCAGCTGTCAGTCCTCCCAAAAATCCGTGTATGATAGCCTTTCCTATGCTCTTTAGGTCAATCTTAGAGACTCTGTCAACAATTCCCTTGCCTAATCCTAAAATCGCAGTGAATACTTCTGGTATGGCTTGTACGATTCCGCTGATTAGCTTACCGATGAGCTCTACACCCTTTTGAATGATTGTAGGGAACGCAGCTACAAGTCCACTGATCAGCGACAGCACAATCTGTGCGGCTGCTTGTAGTATTTGTGGTAGATTGTTAATCATGCCATCAACAAACTTCATGAGTGCATTAAAGGCGGTCTCAGCTATCTGTGGGAAGTTCTGAGCAATACCTTTCGCAAGTGAGGCAAGCAAATTCATTCCGGTAACGATTAGATCAGGGAGATGCTCAGCGATACCCATGATGAACTTTGATAAAACTTCAACCGCACTTGTGATGATGCTCGGTGCGTTCGCTGATAGTCCATTGACAAGTGTCTCAATTATTGTAAAAGCACTCTCCAGCACGTTAGGAAGTAATTGAGCTAGTCCGTTAAGGAAGTTAATCAGCAATTGTGAACCGCTATTGATTAAATCAGGTAACTTGCTTGTCACTCCCTTTGTGAAGTTTGCTATTACTTCCGGACCTTTCTCAACGGCAATCTTGATCATATCGTTGATTTTGTCGCCATAAGCATTGGCTAGCACACCTAGTCCAGCAATTGCTGTCGCAATTAAGGCGGCTGGAAGTATGAGCCTTAATCCTAAGCCCATCATCTTAGTAAGTCCACTAGTTACTTTGCCACCTACAGCACCAAACGCACCGCCTAATCGTCCACCTATGGCCGTAACTCTGTTTGGTAACATGCTACCCATTCGATCTATTACACTAAATGACATCGCTGAGGCCTTTTCGAATGGCAAGTATATGCTCTTCCATATCCTGTTGCCTCGTGAACCAATATCAAAACGACCTGTGATGGTCTGCAGTTTGAATAGGCCCTCTGTTGCCTTATCTAGTCCAGCTGGTATAGATTTGATACCACGATTCACAAGCCCTATGCCATCGCCTACCATTTCGAATGTCTTTGGATTAAATATCTTACGGCCTACAAAAATGCCAGCCATCGCTCCACCAACAGAGGCAATCTCCCTTAGTGGAGCTGGTAGTTTACCAGCAGATGACGCTAGTTCTTCCAAAACTCCGCTCAGACCGTTTTTCTCGAATGCCTCGGTCAATCTGTCGATTGCGTCCGATAACTCGTTTGTAGCCGTTGTTACGACCTTAATTCCCTTAGCATTAAAGGCCATGAATGCTGGCTGTAGCTTGTTTGATATTGTCTCCTTTAGTCCGTCAAGTGCTTGACCGATGTCCTTGTACTGTGTCGCCATCTTCTGTAGATCACTACCAGCACCAGCAGTCTTTTTGATAGCCTCGAAGAAGTCCTCAGTCTTGACCTTGCCAGCTTGTACATTTGCAACAAGTTCAGCTGTTGTCATCCCCATTGTCTTAGCGATTTTGGATATTCCGGCTGGTGTCTGCTCTAACATCAGCTTGAAGTCCATCCATGATACATAAGGCTTAGCTGCCATCTGTACGCCTTGAACGGATAGTGTTTTCATCGCTTGTCGTGGGTTTTCTGACGCAGCTGCGATTCCACCGAAAGCTTTTACAAGGTCTTTTGAACCTTTGACACCTACTGCATCAAACTGAGCGAACGTGCTCGCCATGTCGGATGAGCTGTATATGGTCTGCTCTGCATACTTCTGCAGTTCCTTTCTAGTCTCAGCGATTTCTTTCTTGGTGTGTCCATTCATTTGCATGTTAGCCTCGAAGTTCTGCCATGCTCTTGATGATTCTATAAGCTCGTTCTTCATTCCACCGATAGCACCAGTTACTTTGTTAAACGCAGCTTGACCAGCGCCAGCGAATAGTCCAAAACCAAAACCTCTCGACAGTCTCGACTGTAACCCTAGTACACTTCTGTCTGCCTTTGCAAATGTGCTAGTAAAGTTCTTATCTACTGCTGATAGTATCGCCTTTACAGAATAATCAGCCATGTGTCTCCCCCTTTCCTTGTTTCATTATTTTTCCAATTGCAATCAGTCTGTCGTTATCTCTCTTGATTCCTCTTGCCTTATCTAGTTCTGCCTCGTAGTCAAAGAAGTTGTCAAATCGTGCAAATACTGGCTTTATCTTGTCTTTGCCAGCTCTCTTTTTAGCGGATGCAGCAAAGTTCAAATAAGCTTGCCAGTGTAGTTTGTACTGCTCGTCTACTTGCTTAAGATTGTGAGCCTTTACTAGTAGTTGATATTCAGGAAATGTCAGAGTGTTCACCTCTTCAATTCGCTTAAACCCAAAGAACCTAAAGCAGTCTATTGCAATCGCCTCGTAGATTTCCTCTATTGACTGAGCATTCCCATGAGTTCCTTCTGTCTCTGCTTGAGTGCTTTCTCTTCTTCCTCTGCCTCTTTCGCTGCCTTCTGTATCTTCAGAGTCATGTTCTTGGTACAGTTGGCTTTCGATAAAAAATCAAGCACCTCTGCAAATAGTCCGTCGATGTCTGTGTCTTCGCTCTCTATGTATGCCATGATGTCGCTCTTACTGATTCTAGGTGTTTCAGTCTTGTTGGCGATTTCTAGGACTGTAAGCAGTGACTCAGGGTTCTTATCAAGTATTCCGCTGATATTAAACGCAAGGCCAGCCTTTTCCTTGTTCTTAGTTCCGGCTGATTCGACCTCATATGTTTTATTTATTTCAAGCAAAAAACCCATGCCAAACTTAAAAGCATAGGTTTTTCCGTTGATTTCAAGCTCCATTGTGTTCATTTTCTTTTCCTCTCTCAATCAATAGATATGATTATTTGTACAAAAAAAGGCGGTCTGCTAAACCGCCCTTACTCTTCCTCTATGCTCCAGCTGTTGTGTCCTTAAATACATAAGACGCAACGGCCTGCTGTTCATTTGTCACTGTTACATCGCCTCTAACTCCTGAGCCATTGATTCCGAATGTGAGTGATACTTCGACCATATCCTCAGCTCCTGACTTGATCTCGAAGTTTGTGAGATATCCCTGAAAATATCTGCCAGCATACTTGTTCGCACCAGTGCCAGCCTCTTCAAGGTTAGCCTCCCAAATCTCAACGATTTCGTCGTTGTCTAGTGCATCCTCAAGTGACTTGAGTAGCTTGTCACCCTTTGAAAGGATTGATGTACAAGTGATTTCTGTCTCAGCGACTCCTGGAGTTCTTATCTTTCCGTCCTTTGTTGCTGTTGAGTCAGCATCCTTTGACTTTGAGCGACCATTTTCTGTTACAAACGCAATCGCTGCACCCTTTTCTGTTGCTGCCTTTGACAAAAGTCTGTAAAGGTATACTATCTTCTTTCCAGCTACAGCTGTCATAGTTGCCTGTGCCATGTCTATTCCTCCTAACTAATAGTTGTGTTAATTACTTTCTTATTTGTGCTCTTCAGCTAAATGTCCATGTAAATTCTAGTATTCCGTGCAACAATGCATGAGCGGTCGTGTCGTCCTCCATGATTGTTTGATTGGTTTCTACTAGATTCCATGAGCGATTCTCTGTCGTCTCTATTCCTCTTACGATGTCCTTGACATCAAGTAGCATCGTAGAGAATGTGCCTCTCTGAAGCATGTTGTTGTGCCATACGTGAATAGTCAGTGCCACCGTGCCGAATAGTGCAGTTTTGTTCTGCATGTCCGTCTGCGTGGTCCCAGCAATCACGATGAATGGATACTCAACCTCTTTAGATGGAATGACTGTATCAAACACTAGTATTCCATAGCGGTTTTCTAGCTCTTTGCGGACTTTGGCAAATATCTCTTGCTGTGGGTCTCTTCTCATTTCCACCTAACCTTTCATGATTTTCTTTACATCCCTTATAAACTTTGGTTTAACCTTTTCAAGAGCTGGCTTAACGAACGGATGCTCTTTCATAAACCTTGTACCGTACTCCAAGTATGGTGCGTACTCTGCCGTTGGCTCAACTGTCACGCTCATACCATCATCGCCCTTACTGAGCTTGATGCTCCTTCGCAAAAAGCCAGTCTTGACGGGTGCTTTTTCAACCATGACCTTGTTAAGGTCTGCACCATGCTTACTAATGCAAGCCTTAACATCAACCATCTTCTGAGCGTGCTTTAACGCATCAGACAGCTTGTCTGCTCCGCTTATCTTGATTGACATATCAATGCACCTCCGAGACGATAAAAGTCGTCTTAAACCTCAAATTTCGCCTCTTGTCTATGCGGTACTTCTTGCCTTTGTACATGATGTAGTCCGTTTTAACATCGATGTCATTGGTTGGTACATGTATCATCAGCACGCCCTCTCTTATTTCGCCATACACTAGCTTTACGACCTCATCTGATGCGTCACAAACCGATGCAATGATAGGCTCATTGTATGTGTCACTGACATCGTCATAGTCGCCCGTATCTTCGTTGTAAAGTCCTCTATTCTCTTCACATGGGGTGATTACTTTGTCGTACCTCATATAAACCTCACCCTTCCTTGAGTGCTGTTCGATTTGTTCTTCAGATAGGTCTCAATATCCTTTGTGTAAGGCTTAAAATCATCATTGCTCCATGTCATTTGTTCGCCTTCAACATTGTGAGAAGACAATCCCTCTGAGCCGATACGATTAAACCTTGCGACGGATACCTCAACGACAATGTATGATAGTTCTTGAGGCACTTCTTCGCTCGATATAAGGACTTTTAGCCTTTGCTCGGTCATGTAGGCTATTCGATAGATTAATTCCTCGTGCTTATAGCCTAGTGGTCCTAGCAGTGCCTTGATACTATCTAAATACATTACTCCTCGCCTTCCTCTGTTACATCTGCTCCATTAGTTGCCTCTGTTACATCTGTCGGCTCTGAATCGTCGCCCACTTCCTTGATTAGAGGGTTTCTTAGTGGGTTGTCTCCACCCATCAGCTCGTCGATTCTCCACTCTGCTGGCTCATATCCTTCTCTAGGATATGTATCGCCTTCATTGTACTCAAAATAGGTCTTCTCGCCCTTTTTATCTGTTGTAAAGTCCTCTAGGTCATGGAACTGCTCTAAAACTTTATACATAGTGATTTTCCTCCTTGTTACATAAAACAAAAGAGAAGGACTTGTTTTTGTCCTTCCCTTTATTTCCCCCTTTTAGGCTCTGTCTACTGCCTACTCTCTAAAGGCTTATACTCCAGTAACTGTTACCTTTGCGATTGCCTTCTTATTATCAGCTGGTACATACTCGCCAGCACTTCCAGCTCCCTGTAGTGCTAGTCCGTTGAAGTCCTCTGACTCGATTGTTCTTACAGTGTTGATGCCTGTGAACGCCTTACCGCAGTGCTGTACGTAAGCATATACTACTTCCTTTGTCTGGAATAGGTCTGCTGGTACTTCTGTTATGTAGAATCCCTTGAACTTTAGCATAGCGTTGTCGTCAACATTTACAGATGAACCCTTCGCACTTGTAGCAAGTCCGCTGTCGATGATTGCGTTATACACATCTGATCTTACCTTAGCAATCTTCACAAGTCCGTTGCGAACCTTTGCGTTTGTGAAGTGAGCTGATAGCTGGGAGAATATCTCTCCAACATTGTCCTTTGTTACGGATACGCCTCCAGCAATTGTCTTGCCAGCATTGTCTGAGATAAACTTTCCGTGATGTGCGTTAAACTGTCCAACCTTAGCCTGTGCCTGTAGCTCTAGTCTGTCAGCTACTGCTGTGTCCATGTCTGCGTTTACTGTCGCTCTGTCTAGTCCTTCGTGCATTGACCAATTCCATGAATAAGGCACATCTACGTCTGTGTAAGTAATCTCTTTTCTCTCACCAAATCTTGATGTCTTGCCTGTGCCAGCACCAAAGCCTGTAGCTGGGTCCTTGCTGTATGTACTGACTACTACCGGAATATCTGAGGTCTTTACTGTGAAAGCTACCTTGTTGTTAGCTACTCCGTCTAGTGCCTCGATGGTGTCACCAACAAAGAAGTCCGCAAAGTATGCCTCGACACCGAATATCGCCTCAAGGAGTTCCTTGAACTCTTTTCCGTATACTGCGATTCCTCTTCCGTTATTCTCGCCCTGTGCAAATAGCTGTAGGTCAAATCTTCTCTTTTCCATTTTCTCAATATCCTTTCTTACTTTCGTTTATGATTTCTTGTACTTGGCAATCTTCTGCTCAAGTGGGCTGAGATTGCCGTTATTGTTATTAAAATTGTTAGGCGTTCTACCAGTTGCTCGCTTTACCTCTGCAGCCTTGAGTTCCTTTTCAACAATGCTAACAAGTTTCTCAATGTTGCCCTTTGTCTTTTCTGCATCGCCATTGACTACTAGATCTAGCATATCCTTATTAGCCTCAATGCCAGCCTCAGATAGTAGAGTTGACGCTGTATTTCTAAGCTCCATCATTTCAGACTGTGCTTTTAGCCTTGCGTTTTCCTCACGTATCTGCTCTAGCTCGTAGTCCTTCTTTTGCTCTGCGTTCATCTTAGCTAGCTTTTCCGCCTCGGTCTGAGCCTTCTTCAAGTCCTCTTTGTACTTGTCCTCTAGCTTGGACTCTCTTGTCTTGATTGCTTTCTCGATTCTGCGGTCAAACTCTGCTTGATTCTTAGGGTCCTTTAGGAAGTCGTCAAAGCCGTTGCTCTGCTCTCCTCCGTTATTTCCCTCTTTGTTTGGTTCTGCTGGCTCTGTGCCATTACCACCATCGGTCCCAGCATCATCACCATCTGCAAATAACTGTAGTTCCCACTTCTTAATAACTTCCATTTTTGTTTCCTCCTTCGTCCAACACATTGGAATCATATTCCCCCATGTCATCCGCTACTGTAGAATTGATTATTTGTACATTATCGGGGTAGGCTGTTGCCACTCCGTTTATGCCTATAAAAAAAGACTCTCTCAGAACTTTTCCTTGTACTGATAAAGCCTTATGCTCTACGAAGGCTCTCCCTTCGCCTATGCTGTATTTTATTTCGTCGCTTGACAGATTCGCCACTGACTCAATATAAGTCTGTAAGAGTGTCGATACGGCACTGCAAACGATATCTTGTCCGTAGGGTCCATAGTCTGCGTGACCCTCAACGGATATTCTGTCCTTGCTATTGTAAATTGTTATCAAATAGCACCACCTTGTTATCTTCTAAAAAGTTATATAACGCAACCCCTAACTGCTCCACCTGTTTCTCTTCAAGACCAATGTTGTAAACATCGTCAAGTGCGTGGATTGCCTCATGTATTAGTGTTTCACACTTTCGTGGGTAGCTTGCTTCCTCGTTTAGTAATATCCTTTGCTGGATGTACTGTACTTGTCCAAACAATTCAGTGCTGCCTTCATGTATATTTCTGTCTTCTATAACCTCATACTCAAGATGTAAAGCTTTAATTTTCTTTGGTATATTCATTGTGCCTACTCCCTTTCAAACTAAAATAAAAAAAATACACAAGCTCAGTCGAGATTTTGTGTATTTTATCTGCTATTCTTCTGTACTTCTGTACTAGACTCAGGTTTAAAACCGATTCCATTATTACATTCTTTTACTTTCTTTGGTCTTCCTTCAAGATACCATTTTCGAGGAATGCCATCGGGGTATGCCTCACAACAACACTTGTGTGAGGTCCTATCGTTGTAGAAGCGTTCACATTCCATACAATCTGAAAAAACTACCATCCTGTATACTCCTTTACTAAATTTGCAATTTGTTGAGACACCTTGTCTCCATTTTTTATTGCGACTACACCCTCAGCAATTGTTTCAGCACCATCTAAGCTCCCATCGTTATAGTTTGATACACCCGGTATGAATTTCTTCCTAACCTCTTTTTCTAATTGGAGAAACTCACTCCATGTTTTACAATCTTCAAAGGTTTTAAAATGTGCCGCCTCGTGAAGTATTAAGTCATCTAAATTTCTACACGCAAGATTGTGGTTTATATAATTATTATATATCCTTGCATTAAACGATTCAATATCTTTATTCCAGTTAAAACTAGAATTGATATTCAATTTTGCTTTATATATCCCATCTTTTGAATAAGGTACATATGTAAACGGAGCTCCTTCGTTATCAAAAGGTGCAAACTCAATATTATCAATCGTAATATTGTAATTCTCTTCTATTCTCTCAAGTGCTTTAGAAATTCCCTTTTTTAAAGTGTCATCAATTTGATTAGACTCTAACAATTCCTGTGGCAATTCAACGTTTTTGCTAAGGACTTTATCTTCTGTGCTCGCACTAGTGCTACACCTACAGTTAGGATGAAGAGGCGGAGCATTCTCGCCCACCATCATGTCCCTAACCTTGAACGTCCTTCCGTCCATCGGTCTGCAAATAGGACAAGCACCAGCTCCTATCGTGATGAACTGATACTCGTCATACCCGCATTGCTCATATGCGTTTTGCTGTGACTGTGTCTGCACCCTTGCCAGCTCAGTGATGAGCAGTCGCTCTGCATTGTACCTCGATGTTCCGAAAACCTTTTGAAGTTCTCCAGCTAGTGCTTTAGGGTTTCGCCCTTGTATCAGTCCTGTTGATATCAGAGTGTCAAGCTGTGACTTGAGCAAGGTCTGATTGTGCCATATTCTGTCGGAGAATGTAGCGTTATAAAACGATTGTCCGATGATGTCTTCAACGGCTTTTCTACTGTCGTTGATACTTTCTCCTAATATTCCCGACTGTCTCTTGAGCTCCTCTCTCGTTCGCTCTGTCATCGCCTTGCGTGTGATGTCCTCTAAATCTTGATATGCATCGACAAGCTCTAGTCCGATATTTGCCTTAAGTAGCTCCAGCCTATTCACCTTCATGGTGAGGTTATAGAGCCTCAGCTCCTCGTTTGCTTGGTCTGAGAAGTCTTTAGTCTTAACATATCGCTTTGCCTTGTTGCTAAAAGCCTCTATATCCATCTGTGAGGCTCTTTTCTTAGCCTCGGCAAGTGTTATCCCCTCTTTACTTGCATATCGCATATAAAAGGCTTTTATTTCCTTGTCGATATTGACAGACGCATTGTCAAAGACACGTTTCACCTCTTTGAAATATTTTTGCTCGTCCTTGATTCTGTGCCTTATAGCCTCGGTCTCTCGTTCTCGCCAATATACTGCATTTTGATTGCGTTTCCTTTTACTCCTCGTCATGGTTCTGCTCCTTGCTTTCGTCAGCAAAGAGTAAGTCTACTGCTGATAGTTTCTTTCTTGCCTCTTCCTCTTCCTCGTCCATCTTCTCTATCTCTCGTCTAACATCTGGAACGATTGACAGTACGCTCAGCTGAGTTTCTTTTGATACGACACCTTGCAATGTTGACGCAATCTGTGCCTCGTTCTGAGTGTTGACTGGAATATTCCTAGTCGTCTTTATCTCAATGTCTTGATAAGCTAATGGATCATGTACATTTGTTGCCAGACTACAAAAGATTTTGTATCGCTTTCTCAAGCTCTTCTCTATCTTTCTGTCAAAGGTCAAAGCAAGGTTGCTCATTGCCTGGAGCTTGTATGCTAGTGATACTCCGCTCGTTGCATTTCCAAAGCTCTCGTCTGAAATATTCGCCACCATAGAGATTTGATATATCAGTGTCTCAAGTCTGTTGAGTAGGTTCTCTTGTGTTCCATCTGCTGTTGGTTTCTGCAAGAACTGAATAAGAATATCCTTTGCGTTATCCGTGCCATAAAGGTTAATGATTCTATTGTCACGAATATGCCTTACTCCGTCATCATCAAGCTCGGCTCCTAATATAGCAAGATATGCCTCAGCGAACGCATCAACATCGTTAGCCTTTTCGCCTAGTGTTGCGTTGTATGTCTCAACAAGTCCAGTGATAGGCTCAAATAGGCCCATTCGCTCGTCGTTCAGTCTCCACTCAACGCAAGGAATAAAACCGTAAGGGTTCTCCTCTGCCTCTTGGACCTTCTTATCCTCAAAGGTGTATATGAAGTTCTTTGTGTAAACCTCACCATAGGTCTTTCCAGCCTTGTCGCTAGATTGTGGATATACTCCATACCTAACCGCAAACAATGCTCTTTGACTGAGCTTATCGTCATACACAACAAACAGCTCTTTAGGTGAGATTGACGATACCTTTGTCTCGTGTTGCTCATTCTGATACATGAACTCAAACGCATGCCCATATATACAGCACTTCTTTACCATCTCAGCCTCGTGGTCAGTGATCTCGTTCTGTCTGCCGAAAAGCTGTATAGCATCGTTCACCTTTTCATCTGGATGCGTCACCTTGATAGGTACTCCGTAGCCATATCCTGTAAAAGTGTCCGTTATATATCTAGGGAAGTTCACTGCTAGTCTGTTATCTGGTTTCCAGTTCTCTTTATCTGGACCCTTAAATATGTCGTGAAAACCTTTGTACATGTTCTCGAGGTACGTATATCTCTGTAACATGTTGTTATGCTTTGCGATTTGCTTTTGGATCAAGTCGCCTTTGATACCTTCGCTTATCTCTTGCTCACTGCATACAAGTGCGTAAGGTAACACATATGGTCTTTTCGATTTCATATCTACTAGATTCCCTCCTTAAATGTCTTTAGCTTAACTGTTGACGGCTTTCGCCAGTCCTCGATTCCATATCGAAGTGCTGCCATTGCGTCATCAAAAAAAGGAACTGGCTCGTCTAGGTACTTGCCTGACTGCTCGTCCTTCTTCCACTTCCATTGTTCAATCTCCCTCTTTGTATTCACACAAGATGGATGTATATATATCTTACGTCTCTTTAGCCAGTCAATCTGAGTGGCTTGGTATTTCTGTTTGGTTGTCTTTTCTTTCGTGACTCCCTCTGCCTTGTAGCCAGCTTTCTTCCATGTCTTTATCCTATCAGGCTCAGCTGAGTCACACCACATTTTACCGACAAGGTCCATCGTATCAGCTATATCTATAATCTCTGATGTGTCCTTCTCGTAGACGTATATCTCTTTTAGGATATATATGTCGTCGTCCTTGATTGCAAGCTGTAAGACTGCGTTTGCGTGGTTAAAGCCGAAGTCTTGACCGATTGCTACATCGTCGTAGTCATTTGCGTTTTGACTGATGTCAGCGACTTCCCAATTCTTTAGGACTAGTCCTCCGATTTCTCCCCAGTCTCCTAATCCGTATATGCGATAGCCGTCTGGATCTACTTCCTTTCTTCTCTGCATTCTCGCCTTGTATGCATCGTCTATAAAGCGATTGTCAAGGTAAGAACTGTGGCAAGTGAGTGTATTCTCGTCTTGCCTATCGAAGAATTGTTTTTTAATCCAGTGATTTTTATTGACCGGATTAAATGTCATCTTGATTTGATAGAATTGACCGCTTGGAAGATTTCCTCGAAGTCTATCGTCTATGATTTCAAAGTCGGATTGTGTTAATTCTGTAGCCTCTTCAATCCATACATCTGTCAGCTTGCCCTTTTGGAATGTGATTGACTTGAGTTTCTCTCGTTGCTTTTCGTCATTCACACCTCGAAATATAATCATATTCCCATTGATGCATCTTATCTGAAGAGGTGACAATCTGCACTCGAAATACTTATCAAGTCCTAGTCGGTATATGGCTCCCGTCAGTTCCGCATATGTACTGTCTCTATTGGTCACATCAGACTTACGAATACACACAAGGTTTCGCCCCTTGTCTTTTAATAGCCTTATAAGATACTGCTGTGCTGTGTCTACACTCTTTCCGCTACCAGCCGAGCCTTTTAGTGCTATATATCGCTTTTTACTGCGATGTACTTCGCTAAAGGCTTTATTGCTTTGTATTTGTATCTTCTGTGCCATAGTCCACCTCAATGCTTAGACTCATGTCACCGCTTATGTCGACCTTCTCGGTAAACGCACCATATCTCTTACCTAGTAGCTCTGCTGCCTTAATTCGGTCTTTTTCGTCTGGAGTCTTATTTATCAGCCTTGCCTCAGACAGTCCCTCGCCTAATCCCTCGATGACAACAACGGCACTCTTTGACTGACCTCGCATTACAGCAGTGAGATACTGCAGTACTTCTTCTTGCTTTGCGATGGCTTTATCGTCTAACTCCTTGAGCCTTTTGTCTATATAAGCCTTGATGTTAGGTTTTTCTAAGTTTTCAACCGCTATCACACCAGCTGTTTTTTTGCTGTATCCCGCTTTTATTGCTGACTGTGTCGCATTCCCACTGATGATGTATTCGTCAGCAAATTTCTTTTGTTTAAGAGTTAATTTATCTTTTTTCTTCACAATACACCACCACCTTTCTAGCAATTAGCTTGTTTTATTAGACAAACACAAAGGACACCTCTATGACTAGAAGTGCCCTCTGTGGAGTGATTATATAAAATATTTACAAAAGGAGTTCGCCCAATACCTCTTTTCACTAACTACACTATAGCACCTTAAAAATGTGAATGCTGTGAAACTTTTCAGCTGTTACTTTTCTTCCAAAAGCTACTGAGTCGCTTTGAGATTGTTGAGCGTTCAAGTCCCATGATCTCGCCTATCTTCTCGTGAGTTTCCTCGTTGATACAATATAGCCTTAGTATCTCTCTGAGCTCTATGTCTTTTACTTGGTCGATTTCACTCTCTATGCTCTTGATGGCTTGCTCAATCTCTCCTAGTTTGTTCTCCAGCTCCCTCTCTCTTTTCCTAACCACCTTTTCGTCAATCTCAACGCCAATTAGTGCTTTAGGTATTCCTTTTCCCGTACGATAATCTTTGTAGTAGTCTGTGACTATCGTATAGGGTGGGTGCGTTATGGAGTATCTTAAACCCTCTGCAGCTCTGCGTAGTGTCTTCAACTGCCTTACTGATTCGTAGTCTATCATGGCTATACACCTCGCTCTGCTCTTATATCTGCCTTTACTTTCTCGACTGCCGTTTTTCCGTCTACTGCTGGTTGCCAAAATTCAATCGTGCTTATCAAACTTCTTTCACAACTCTCCATGTCTTGCTTGAACCTCTCATATTTTATATCGCATTTGTCTGTTGTGAGATATCTTATGTACTTGGATCTAAACTCTCCTGATGCCGACTCTAGTATGCGGTAAATGATTGTCAAAGCTCCGTCCTCGTGAGCCTCGTCCTTTTTCAGTCTTATATTTGCGTTTCTTTGAAACTCACTAAAATTCTCGTTGTACCAATTGATGACAGCTTGCTTTGGGTCTTCTGATGGCTCAGAGTGGGTCATACATCTGTAGCACTTTACTGCGTACTGGCGTGATGTCTTGTCAAACTTTCTCCCCCACCTCCATAGATGAGCTGAGCCTCCACAAAATGGGCAAGGTTTCTTCATCTCTTTGATTAAGTTACTCACTGCTGGGTTTAACATTCGCTATACCTCCGATTCATGCTCCTTTAGGTATTCCTTGTCTAACAGAAAACTGATATTGCAAGCCATATGTGCAAGGTGGGATAGTCCACTCTCCTCGTCTACCTCGTTGCCCTCGATGTATGCTAGCAAGTGTCTGTAAAGTGCGTCTACATACCTTTTCGGCTCTACCTTTCGCCAGTTCTCGCTATCTCCGTACTTCTCCGTGCCGTACATCCTAACCTCGGCTACTGCCTTGACAAGCTGAGGATTGACAAGCGATAACTCTAACTTTCCCTTGTCTGCCTTTGCTGATTGGTCTTTACTAATTCCGTTTACCCTTGTTAACACATCCCCATTCTCGTCGATGTATAGTGCGTTTCCCAACTCGTCAACCACTCCACCTAATTCATCGTTTAGTTCGTTGACAAGGCTGATGATACTTTTATATGCATTGTTTGCATCCATACTATTTGAATATGTGTGTCGAAAATATTGGTTGTCGGATTCCCTAATTCTGCCTCGTACGAACAAGGTGTCTCGTCTTAGAGCTGGTGACCCATCTGCACGAATCGTAAAGTAATTGTTATTTCTGATTCTTCCACATCTCCTCAAAAACTCATTTTGCTCCAGCACTCTTCCTGAAATTGTTGTGCCCTTTAGCTTTAACTCTATTTTTAGTCTCATTACCAACGCTCCCTTTCAATCACTTCTAAATCGTGCTTGTATTCATTCAAAAGCTTGCTCAATAGCTCCTTGCCTACATCATTGACTGCTTCATCCTTTAACAGTTTCTCGATGTTCTCAATTTCCGATTCAAGGAAATTGCTTGCGTAATTTATTAATCTAGCTTGTGGTATCATTACTTCTGCTCCTTATATGGCGGTATTTCCACCCATGCTATAACTCCGTCAACTTCATCACCCGACACCGATAGGCACAAGAAATCGTCCATATCAAAGCCATCTACCCATATGTTTGTCCCATCGGTCACAAGCACCTCTTCATTAAGATTAGGCAAGTTTTCGACAATCTCTGTCCAATAAGGATGAAATTCTTTTTCCTCGTCAGTCAAGGGTCTGAATGTGAGTTTATGCCACTGTGGAATATTATTCTCCACCAGCTTATGTATCTTTGCTCTAATATCATCTGCTACTTCAAAGTGCTGACTTGCACAACAGCGTTCTAGTTCGTCTAATAAGTCGTCTAATTTGCTTTTAAAATCGTTCATTGTTACATCCTTTCTGCTTTTACTTAATCGATTTGCTTAAGCGACTCGATAGCGTTTGTCGTAAGTTGAATTTCTTCGATTAAGCGTTTTGCTTCCGATACTCGCCAATTATTTTCGAGGTCAAAATAATGTTCGTCTATTTCTTTGAGTCTCATTGCTAGAGTCTCTTTCATTATTTTCTTTTTCCCTTCAAAATATTCGATTGTTTTATTCATTTTTCCCTCGACATCTCGTTACCTTTTCGCTCCTCCGATATTTCTTTTATGATTTCGTCTACAGACTCCTCAAAGGCTTTTGTTATCATTTTTTCAAACTGCCTTTTGGCTCTTCGCTTTGCAAAATACTTTGTCAATGTGTGCCCTGCAACACTTCCGACGATTACTGCTAATACTGTTACGATTCCATATGCTAATATCATTGTTTTACCTCTCTTTATTCTTTAAAATCTCGTTGTTTCTCTGCGTTTTCTTGTAGCACCATATACAGAGTTTTACTTCCTTTTTGCCGATTACTGCACTGTACTTGCCGTATTCGTTGATTCGCTTTCCACATAGTTCGCACTTCATTACTTCACCTCTACAACCTATCACTTGCGTCATCACACATTTTCAAAGCCTTGTGTGACATATTTACAAGATCTTTGATTCTTTTTTTTATTTGGTGAAGTTTTTCTGACTCATCCTTTAGGACTTCGCTTTGAAGTGCTAGTGCCATCCTTAATGCTCCAATTTCGCTTTTTATCTGCCTAGTTTCTTCATCTTCGCCTAGAATGTATGACGCTCTGCACCCTAGAGTCTCGCAAATCTTTGTTAGTGGCGTGAGCTCTGGAAGTGTGTCACCTTTTTCAATGTGTATAAGGGTTGATCTAGAAATACCCACCATCTTAGATAGCCTTTCTTGACTTATTTTACGTGCTTTTCGCCTTGCTTTTATTCGCTTACCAATTTCGACTTTGTTGTATTTCATCGTCTGCCACCTCTCTTATCTATCAGTGCCAGCATAACCAATGTTGCACAAATTACGATTGTTATTTTTAAAGCCATATTCTGTACTCCTTTTTCTGCCTTATTGTTTAAGGCTTTATTTTCCGTTTTAAGCGATTTTTATTTTTAAACGATAATTCTATCGCTTGATAGGTTATCCTCGCTCTGAGCGATTAAAACCTTGCTCAAAGCGATATCGTATAACCTATATTTGATTGCTATATGCTTTTGAGATTCTTTAGAACCTCTTTTGCCATTTCGTGATGTTTTTTTTTATCCTCTTCAGTCAGTGGCTTTTCTCTTGCCTCCGACTTTCCCCTTTTAGGCTCATCCTTTCGTTTCTCCCACTCATCATTCCTAGCAAAGGTCAAGCATGCTGCGTAGTGATTCTTTCGTGTGTGTTCCGTCAGCCATATGCTCACCTTGTCGATTAACTGATCTACACGCATGTACTTTGATGTCAGCCTTGCGTATTCATCGTCTGTCAGAAATACGTTTGAAAATTCCCCATAAGGGTGTGTGTGTTCTCTTTCTCCCTCGCCCTTAATAGAGTTATTCATATACACACACTTATTAGTATTAATATTTTCTTTATATTTCTTTACATTCTTAAGATGTGGTTGATTGTTGGTTAAAGTGTTGGTTGATTTGTTGGTTGATGTTTCGTTTTCGAATTGATATGATGACCAATTTTCAATGGTTACAAGCGAAAATTTGTTGGTTGATTTGATGGTTATTTCGTTGGTTGATGCCAATTTGTTCAATGCAGTCCTAACTTGTTGCCTTGATAAGCCTGTATTTACAGCCAATGCATGCGTTCCGACTATCACTTGCCCTGGAAGAATTTCCATCCCTTGATAGCTGGTTTTTCTAAAGCTAGCAGTCAGTAACAAGTGCAGAAATACCACTTTGACATTTACGTCCGTGTACCATTCCCAATCGACTAATTTTCTATGAAGTTTTATGTAGCCATTCAGCTTGTTGTTCATTTTGCTCATATCTCTTAATCTCGACTATCACTCTTGGTCTTTGTGTTGTGTAAAATTTCAGTATGTGCAAATCTATGATTTGCGTATCGTCTTTGTAAGCTACGTCATTCAGTGCATCACACACGACTTTTGCGATGTTGTCAGCATCAGGCTTTTTCGTTGGATAAAGTAGTCCGTTTTCGATGTCTGCCCTTTGCTTTTTCGTAAAGCTCTTAGGAATTTCAAAGAGTGCCACGATTTTCATCGCTAACGGCTCCTTATCGAACCAAAATTCGCTACTTTCAGTCGCCTTGTAGCACTCTTTGATGTAATTCTCATAAAGCACTGTATTTGTCGGTGTGACGCTCTGAGAACGCCCTAGACGATGGTTGTAGAACGTTCTCGCTCTAGCTTTGCCTTGTGGTTTTCCCCACATTTCGAAAACTATCATATTGCGTCCTCACTATATGCCTAGAATGGCACATCCTCGTCTAATGCTTGGAAGTCGTCTGGAACATCATCAGTATTAAAGCTATTTGTCTGTGCTCCACTATTTGCTGGTGCGTTGCTCTGTGGTCTATCTCCCCATTCCAGGAACTCAACACGATTAGCCATTACATCAGTGGTGTACACTCGCTTTCCGTCTTTGTCCTCATAGCTACCAGTTTGTATGCTACCCTGTACTGCTACCATTCTTCCTTTAGCAAGGTACTTCTCGCAGTTCTCTGCAGTCTTCCCAAAGGCTTTTATCCTCGGGAAGTCGGTTTCTTTTTCTCTGTCAGCCTTTGTCGGTCTATCTATCGCAAGTGTAAATGTTGCGACTGCCATCTGAGACGTGGTGTATCTTAGCTCTGGATCTCTTGTGAGTCTGCCGATTAGTATTACATTATTCATTGTCTTTCCTCGCTTTCTTTACTAGTTGAAGAGGGTGTCAGCAATGTCGCTGTCTTCTGTTGATACGATTGGTTCGGTTGCTGGAACTTCTTCAAGTACTTCCTCAGCCTCTACTTCTACGACTTCAGCTTGGTTGTTGAAGTAGCTGTCATCACTTTCAACATAGTTCTTTGTGCCATCCTCGTGTATAACTGCCATATCGTTGTCAAAAGCTGTCTGCATCTCAATACTCATGATTCCCCATTTGCTGATTAACTGTCTGAGCATTGTCTTATATGCCATTCCATCAAAATCCTTTTCCCAGAATGTAAAGCCTTTTTTAGCTTGATAGCCTCTTGAATACTTAAGTGCGTGTGACTCCATCTTCTCACGACTCCAGTACATGGCCTTTCTAAAGCCGTTTAGATACTCAAACATTGCATAGTAGCCTGTCGTTCTTGCCTCTTCCCTCTGTCTTTCGTCCTGAATTAGATTGACTTCGATGTCCTCTTCAAGTGGGTTAAAGCTAACAAGCTCGCCCTCTTTGATTGCCATGACATTGAGTTTCTTATAGTAGCCACTGCGAAGAGCTAGCTGGATATATCCCTTGTATCCTAGCTGGAACTGTGCCTCTGTAGTGCGTGTCTTGTTGTTCTTAAACGGCACAAGGTAATATTGTCCTAGCTGTGGCGATGGTGATAGCTTTAGGCTTTCTCCGACAAGTGCAGCACTGAGTATCGACTGATTTGTGCAAGCCTGTAGGTCTTTATTCTGAGTGGTTGCTGATACGATCGCAGTGATTAGTCGCTGTCCATTTTCGCCACCGATTACCTCGTTAATCTTCTTCCTTACTGCGTCCTGTGATAAATAAGCTCCGATTCCTAGTCTGCTATTCTGCTTTGATAAACTGTTCTGTACTGCCATTTGTATGTTCTCCTTTGTTTTTTATAAACTCATTGAATTTGATGTAACTATTTCGCTATCGTCCTCACAAAGCAAGTAAGACACTTTGCGATTGAAGAACTCTGCTAGTGCAAATAGTGTGCTTATGCTTGGCAATCCGTAGCCTCTTTCAATCTTGCATAGTGTTGCTTGTAAGACATAGAGTGCTCTTGCAAGTGCTTGCTGTGACATTCCGATTTCGGTTCGTATCTTCTTAAGTCTCTGTCCGATTTTGATTTCGTTGTATTCCATGTCGCCACCTACTTTACTGACTTGATCTCGATGCCTCGGTTGTCGCAAAACTCCTTGAGTGCTAGTGCGTCGTCTTTGGATAGCAAAGCCACAAACTTAATCCACTGCCTTTTGACTTCGACTGCTTGCTGTGGTTCTTCCTGAGCTACCTCTTCAAGTTCTTCATGTAGATTCGCCTCAGCCTCAGCCTTTGCTCTTTCCTCGGCTTGTTTCTTAGCTAGCTCCTCTCTAGCCTTGACCTCAGCCTCATGCTCTAGCTTGCGTTTCTGAATATCTGCAAGTCTCTGACCCTCAGCAATTGCACCAGCAAGGTCAAGTGTCTTCTTATAGTGCTCAAGTGCCTCAAAGCTGTACTCTTTTAGCGAGTTAATTGTTGTAACATCGTGTCCGATACGATATACAGTGTTTGTCAGCTCCTCCTCGATAGATTTTAGGCTCACTGACTTGTTGAGCCACTTAGAGTCATATATCTGCTCAAGTGTGACGAATGACTGAAAACCAGCTTTGTCAAATAGCTCTGTGATCTGCTCGTGCTTTTCAGCTTTCTCTCTGTCCTCGAACTCTGTTATCTGCTCACCAATTAGCTTGACTGGTTCGTCGATAATTGCGACAAGCTCCTTGATTTGTTTTTCAAACTGGTTATAAGGTTCAAGACACTGCTTTTTCACCTCTTTTCGCTTGTCCTCAAGTGCTGTCTTGAACTTATTGAGCAGTGCTCTGTCAGACTTTGCATCCTTGATTGTTTCGTCGGTGTACACCATGTTCTTATAAAGTGCCGACTTGTTTGTGATTTCCTCTTTGAGCTCCTCAAAGTTAAAGTCAATAACTTCAGGTGATTTCCATGTGTTGATTCTTAATTCCATTGTTTTGTTCTCCTTTTGATTGATTTAATAAATTGGTTTGTGGCTTATATCTGTGGTAGTACTAGTGGAGGTCTTTGTTTGCTCTTTATGTACTCCCAAAATTCCGATTCTTTTGAGCTGAGTAGCGCTATATCTTCCAGCACATCGTCTCGATCTATTCGATAGTGTCTTGTGTGTAAGAATACGTCGTTGTTATATGCGTACTTTAGCTGAGCCTTTAGTATTGCAAAGTCAAACTCAGTGACCATCATGTTATGAATGAGCTGGATATAGTAGTTATCAGGGACCTTGTCCTTCCACTTCTCTTTCTGCATCGACTTGAGTATTTCGGTCGTTTTGATTTCCAGCACGCCCATCTTTCCGTCTGCATCCATAAGCCATCCGTCAAGACTTGCGTGTGCGTATGGGTGCCTGTCATTCACAAAGAGGTTGTTTTCTTTGTATCCGACTTGGAACTCTGGGAAGTCAAGTGCGAAGAGCTCTCTTAGTGGTGCCTCTGCATTAGTTCCGTACATGACATAAGGTTTGTCTGAAATGTCCTCAGCCTTTGCTTTGCCAGTCTTAATCGCCCATAGTTTTTGATTGTCGGTGTAAGGGTTTAGCCCTAGAATTGCTGCTGCGTCTGAGCCACCGATTCTCGTTCGACCCTTGAGCCAATCCTCTCGGCTGTCAAAGGTCAGCATCTTAGCACTCACTCTGTACCTCCTCGATTCGCATCTGGTTAGGGTCCATTCTGTCCATCGTGTTCGCTGTCCTCAGTAGCTCGTACGCCCTTGAACGCATTTCGTTTGCTGTGGCTGTCACATCTGCCTTTGTTCCTAGCCAATAGCCTCGACTACTTGCCGAAGAGCATATCGGATGCCCTTGCTTACGAAGATTGTGGATGCACTTCCTTATTGTTCGTTCGTTTTCGCCCACCATACTGATTAAGTAATTTTTAGAGGCTGGCTTATCGGTTAGAATTGACAACAAGCGATTCTCTATGATATGATGTTTTTGGTTTGTGGCACTCTTCGGAGTGTCTTTTTTTGTGTCTAACATGTCTTGCTCCTCTGCATTGCAATTAGTCCAAAGCACTTTTCACCCTTTGCCATGTAGCGATAAAACTCTGTCATGGTGGCGTGTATGCTATTTCCTGTTACATTGATTTTGTCTAAAACTTGGTTATTTAGGCCATAGATCACAAGGATAACTCGCTCTCCGATTTCTTCGTGTTTCACTCTTAGAACCTCTCTCGATTCATCAAGAGATATAAAAGTGTTGATATATCCCTCTAGTCGCTCCCTTGCCTTGCGGTCTTTCTCTTTGAGATATTCGATATACATTTTGTCCATTATTTGCTCAGTATCCTTTCTGCATATGCTTTTCCGTCCTCAGCGTTTCCACTGTTGTAAACGCTCAGTGTGTCCTCGTAGTTTCCATATTTGTCGTATAGGTCTGATAAGATAGCACATCCTAGAATGACATTCTCTTGTGGGTCGTACAGATTTACGATTCCTAGTTCTTCCATCTTTGCTCTGTGCCATCTAGGTTGAATCTGCATTAAGCCTATTGATTCGCCATTGTCTCCTATCGCATTAGGGTTCCCTCCTGACTCCTCAACGATGATTGCCTTGACTATGTTAGGGTCCACACCACTCCTAACGGCTATGTCGTCAATCATTTCGTTTGAGATTCCCTTTACATCAATCTGTATATTGCTAACGACTTTGTATTCCGTCTGCTGATAAACTTGAGGTGTGTCTATTGCCGTTGCTAGGCCGTTCAGAGCGATTACTGTACTTATAAATAGTGTCGGTGGTATGATTGATTTAATCTTCATAGTGTCCTCCTTTCTGCGAAGACTTCTGCGACTTCGTCCACATAGTACATTTTTGCGTTTCCTCGTGGGTCGTATTGCAAGTCTTTTAGCATATCTCTTGCCCTATCTCGACCCATCTTTGTGAGCTCTGCCACTTTGCTAATGCTGATTAGGATTGCTCCATCATTGCCTTGTAGCAAGTCTCTTTTGATTTGTGTTTTGGTCATATAGGCGACTCCTTTCGTGTTATAATCTCCTCGAAAGGAGGTGATTATAATGAAGTTCTATTATTTTAACGATTCGATTGATGTTAACGGCTTTCACGAAGTCCATGCAGAAGATTGTAAATATATGCCTACTCCATCGCACAGAACTCTTATAGGCTATTGTTCTTCTTGCACTGAAGCTATCAGTGAAGCAAAGTCGAGACATCCAGGATTTAGTTTTGATGGATGTTTCTGGTGTTGCCGTGAATGTCATCATGGTTAATCATTTTTACTGGGCTGGCCGTTTGTGTCAGCCTTTTTTAATGTTGCGTCGCTATAAAACGCACACTTAACTTTTGATACTGCTTCGTCAAGTACCTGCAAAGTCAAACCCTTTTTTATCATGTGAGCAAGTATCTCGTTACATAAGCCTGCAACATGCATTTCTTTCCAATCTCGATTATTCATTCCTTTCCTCCTTTCTCGCTGGTGTGATGATTTAATAACTTTAAGTTATATCTATTGCAAAAAAATATAATCCTTGTCAATCCTACATAGCGCACAAAACTTTTCAAATTGAGCCGGCTTAGGTGTTATTCTACCCTTTTCCCAATTGACAACTGTTGATTTGTTGATATGCATTTCGCGGGCTATGTCTGATTGTGTTAGTCCTGCGTTAACTCTCGCAGCAGCAAGGCTTATCTTGATCTCTTTTTTCATGTTTTCACCTCCCATCTTATGCTTTGCTACAAGGTCATATTATCATAACTTAAAGTTATAGTCAATACTAAAAGTTATATTTTTTATAAAAAAGTATTGTGTTTTATAACATTATGTTTTACAATGCGATTACAACATATTAAAGGAGATGAGGAAGTGTCAGAAACAGAAATAAATAGAATTATCTCTGAAAATCTTAACAGATTAATGGAGAAGCGTGGTACAACGCAATTAGAGTTAGCCGAATACATGGGAGTCAGCCAAACGACAATATCGAATTGGTGCAAGGGCATAAAGATGCCTAGAATGGATAAAATAGACAAGCTATGTGGATTCTTTCACATAAACAGGTCGGACCTTATGAACGACCACTCAAGCGAACCCGATGTTACAGGTATAACAAACCTATTGACGCCAGCTTCTCGCCCTATTCCAATCCTCGGCGATATTTGTGCCGGAGAAGGAACCTGGTGTGAAGAGAACTTCGAAGGACACTTTTTCATAGACAGCTCAGTAAAAGCAGATTTTTGCGTGCGTGTTAGAGGTGATAGCATGGTTGATGCTGGAATATTTAACGGTGATTTAGCTTTTATCAAAAAGACTTACGACTACACGAATGGCAAAATTTATGCCGTAAGAATAAACTCCGATTGTGAGGCAGTGCTCAAAAAGGTATTTTGGCAAGAGGATACAATCATACTCAACCCATGCAACGCAGACTATGAGCCGATTGTAACCGATGCCGAGGGGATGACTGTAATAGGCGAGTGTGTTGGTGTGTTCCACTCAACGATTTCAATGTTTTAAATGAGTGTCTAGCAATGTTTAAAGATAAAATTAGATACTATAGAAGATTAAAAGGAGTATCTCAAAGGACTCTAGCTGAAAATCTTGGATATAAATCATTTACAACAATTCAGAAGTGGGAGGATGGCACAGCCAGTCCATCTATATACAATGCCAAAAGGGTTGCTGAGATTCTAGGCGTTACAATCGAACAGCTTGTGTCCGATGAAGATAATTGGACTACAGAGGAATTAAAAGAGATTGAAAAATTCAAGGCTTATCTTAGGTCTAAAAGAAAATAACAAAGCCCCCGACCGAAACCGAGGGCAATGCATAAGGCTGTAATATACAACCGATTCGCACTCAAATTGTAGCATTACAGCCCCTTAATGTCAAATAGAGGGGTATTTTTGTACCCAAAATCAAGGAGGTTGCCATGCCTAAGAAATATAAATATGAAAAGTATTTCAGAATAGATGGAGTTCGGTATGTCGTAAGAGCCGACACGGAGTTTCAGCTGATACAAAAGTACGCCAACAAGGTTCGTGACATCGAAGAGGGCAAAATCACCCTCGCTGGCACGACTTTAGTTAGTGTTTGGACAATGCAAGCAATCGAGGCTTATAAGACAAGACAGAGCGATTTGACTCGTCAGAAGTATATATCTAGAGTCAAGTCGTGTGTGCTAGATCATATAGGAAGTATGCAGTTAAAATCAGTCAAGCCTCTTCATTGTCAAAACGTCCTCAATATGCAGATGGGAAAATCGAAGAGACAAATAGATGAGGTATACCAGGCCTTAAATTTTATCTTTTCAAAGGCTGTAGAAAATCATCTGATTGTCGACAATCCAGCAAAGTATATAGTTAAGCCACAAGGCACAAAATTGCATCGTAGAGCGATTACAGAAAAAGAGGATAGATATATCAGAGAAGTAGCGAAAACTGATAGGCGATTCTATTTATTCCTTCTAATGCTAGATTGTGGGTGTCGTCCGTCGGAATCTGCAGAGGTAAAGGGTATGGATATCATGCTTAAAGACGGTATTCCAATATTACATATCCGTGGTACTAAAACAGTTAATGCTGATAGGGTTGTTCCGATTCCTCCGAGCCTGTACGATCTAATCAAAGATACCCCACCCTTTGAGTATGTAGCTCACTATGGTTCTAAAGGGAAAATCACACTAGATAATAGGAATAGACTATGGAAATCATTCAAAAGACAGTTAAATATTGCGATGGGATGCAAGATGTATCGCAATGAGCTGTTACCACCTTATCCAGTCGCTCCCGATCTCGTGCCTTATTGTCTCAGACATACATATTGCACTAACCTAGCACGAAAAGGAATTGACATCCGTATGGCTCAAAAGCTAATGGGGCACTCTGACATATCCCTAACGGCAAATATATACACCAATCTTGATGATAATGATGTGCTTGATGTAGCAAAGATTCTACATCCCAACACATCGTCAAATAACGATTCTATGCTACCATAAAATTATGGTAGCTTTTTAATAGGGTGTGGCTTAGGGTGTTGCCACGAATAGGTCAATATAAGTCAATACAAGGCAATAATACTGTACGAAAATAGCTAAAAAAAGCACATTAAAAAAGCCTTGAAATGCTTTAAAAATTAGCTAAATCAAGGCTTTTATGCTTTGGTGTCCCAGAGGCGATTCGAACACCCGACGCACGGTTTAGGAAACCGACCTATAACTACTAAATTTCAATGTTTGTTTGATGTAGTGTGCTTAAGGGTGTGACTTTTGCTCCCTTATATGCTATATAGATTGTATTCGCAAAACTGATTTATGGCAATAAAAAAAGAGGGCGATTGCCCTCTTTTTTTAACTACTATACCACAAGCTCACAAGCAAGCCCAACAGCATATGCTCTCTTCACCCCATGAGATGCGATATATGACTTTGCTTCAGCTGTATTATTTTCTCCCACAAGAAGAATAGGTATTTCACCTATGTTGCTTGAAACGATTGCGTCGGCCCATGAAGCAACTACAATAGCCTCTTCAGCTGATGGGAAAAAACGCTCTGCAATTTTTCTCGACGTTTCAAAACGATCTGCCCCCTTGACTCTT